CACGTAGTCCTGCTGATTAGCTTGTATAATAGCCTCAAGTTTTCTGTTTTCCAGATCCTCTTTTCTTCTTAGTGCATCGGCTTCTCTTCGAGCCTGAAGAGCAGATAGACCACCCTGACCAAGAGAACCTGCAAGGGTGGAACCGGGGACTGCTCCTGCTGCCATCATACCGAGACCGAGTTCTAGGAGTAGGTCATAGTCAAACCCTCCTGAGCCACTATCGGATGTGTCAGTGTCTGGGTCGGATGTGACTGGGTCTGGGTCGGATGTGACTGGGTCTGGGTCAACTACTGAGTCTTCAGGATCTCCGGCCATAGCTGCGGCCAGAAGGGGTGTCATTCCTGCATCAGGATCGGAACTTGGTCCCCCACTTTGTGCGGCTGCTTTTGCTGCTTCGATATCTAATCGCCTTTGCAAAGGGGCTGGTATTCCAGATAACGCATCCTGAACCTGAGAAATAACATTTTCAGGATCATCGTAACTTGTTTCAAGCTGTGTGTTAAGCCAATCAAAAAAGGAACTCCCAGTGTCGTTTTCTTCACGCTCGGCATCTCGTGTCAATGCTTCCTGCCGGTACCTCTCCAGTTCATCTTGGTCGTACAGATTAGCGCCGGTTCCTAACTCTTCGACCTCGGTACCATTCTCATATCTTCGGACAGGAACCTCTCCGCCGCCCTTGAATCCGAAAATGTTGTTTACAAATCCGCCGGGTTCGAATGCGCCACCTGATCCTAGAGCACCTAGACCAGCAAGTGCTGCACCGGCCACCTGTCCACCCACGGATGGGGGCTGACCAAATGTTGTTTGTAGGGATGATCCGGGGACCGAGGCACCGGTAAGAAGACTCTGTAAGCCGGATGCCTGCGCCATTGGGTACTGACGCTGTGTCAGGAAGTCCTGATATGCAATATCAAGGGCACCCTGACGTTCAGCACGGTTTCGCTCAGCGGCAAGCTCGGCTTCTTTTAGTCCAGATGTCGTAACGGTCTGTAGTCCTGTTCCTAATGCAGCCATCTGTGGAGCAGCCTGTGATGCCGCAGCACGGTCAAGAGCTAGTTGGGCAAGAGCACTATCGTAGGCCCGCTGTGATCCAGTTGCCTGAATGTCCGCCAGATTCTGCTGGATGTTTCTCTCGGCTTCTGCCTGTTCAAGAGCTGCACGAGAACCGCCAAAGGCACCTGCTTTTGTTGCCTGAGAGTCAAGCTGGTTACGCTGGATGTCTCCCTGTCTACGAGCTTCTCTCAGGGCAATGTCGGTGACACCCTGTTGGAACGGGGACATGAATGGGCGTATGTCAGTTCCAGCGAGCTGGGTTGATCCTAGTTTTGACTGGTTAAATGCCTCGGTAAAAAAGGGGGAAGCAATCCCCGAAGTGTCTATGATGCCCTGACGAGCAGCAATCTGATCTGGATCAGAAAGAGCCTGTCGTGGTCCCTGATATGCTTGATAAGGTTCGAAAGCAGCCTCGGTAGCTCTGAGAAGATTAGCCTGATTTAGACGATTGTACCATTGGGGGAAATTAGTCTGACTTTCGACTTTCCCCTGCTCTTCAATTTCTCCCGGGCTAAAAAGAGTATCCAGAAATCCCATTATGCTTTCCTTTTTAAGTTTTCTACTAGTTGATAAATAATATCCTGACCAACCTTGTTTGCATCGCCCTCTCGGGCACCGTTCATCATGCCAAGGTTTGTGATGGCCTGACGGGGGATCACATATTCCTTGTTTGAAACACGGGCTGGAACAGAGTTAAACGGGTTCTGGAGATTGTCCATCTTGCCCGAGATTCCCCCGCCTGCTGCATAGACACGGGTCTTGATAGCATCCTCACGGGGACCACCGGGTCCACGGATCATACCATCGTAGCTCTGGTTACCCATGAGCTTTTTGGATAGGGCTGCAAGGCCACCCTCGTTACCTTTTACCGCATGGGCAGGTACGACGTGGTCGCCCTCGACCAAGGGTAGTGCGTCTCTGCGTCCACGGACTGAGCCACCACCGGCAAATGAAAAGTCTGGGACCGTCTCAGACATTGGGTAGCTTTTTCTAAACATAGCTTGCAACTCTTTTACAGCTTCCTCTTGAGTTAAACCAAGAGACTCCATCTTGTCTCTTACCAACTTTTCCACTGTTGCGGTTCGTTGAGGATTATCTTGAAGTAAGCCGGGGGCAGGTCGTCGGGTTTCACCACCATTCTTAAAACCGTCGGGAGAATTAGCCACCTCGACCATTAGATCTAATTGTTCGGGTGTCATGCGCTTCACACGATCCATTGCCTCTCTTCCAGAGAAGCCTTCTCTTGTAAGAGTGTTGAATGCAGTCAGCTCTCTTCTAGAAAGATTGAATTCGCTATCCATCGTGGGAGTAGACTCGGCAGGAGCTACGGGGGGAGCTAAACGCTCTACTTCAATCTCAGGACGGGCACCTTCTGGGATAATATTTAGGGGGCTACCGGCTGTTACATCGAATTGTTCCTTAAATCTGAATGCCTCGGCATCGCCACCGTAGCGGGGAGATCCTGTCTCAGGGGGAATAAGACCACCGGGGATAAGGGGTCTACGAGCTTGGGGCTTATCAATAGCACCGAAAGAATTCTCTCTACCTTGACTATCAACTGCCCCAGAGGGCATCATCATAAGATCCTTGAGCATCTTAGTAAACCGTGAGAGGTCTGTGGATACCGAATCATCTGTGACCGAAGGATCACTTGTTGTGTCAGGGCGGGGACGGACACGTTCATCACCTACCCGGCCACCTTCTGCAAAAGGTGCGGGATTCGGGGACATATTCCCCAATCTTTTGATAATTTCGGCAAGGGATAAATTTGACATAGAGTCTCCAAACTCTGGGAAAGATTTCCGGTAATTAAACATTGCCTGTTCTGGCGATACCCCAAATCTTTCAAGGGCTGCACGGGAATCTGATTGACCCAGTGCAATTCTCTGAAGATCCGAGAGATAATTCTGAATATCAGCGGCTTCTCGTAAGGCTTGGGGTGAAGCTGGTTCTGTTGCAGGAGCAGTAGGCCCAAAGGTAGGGATACCCGGATTCGTTGGCCGAGCAGGGCCTTCGGGACCACCGCCTGTTCCTTGGTCGTTTCCCGGTCCTTTGCCTTGGGGAGGACCCGGCGTTCCTGAACTAAAATCGAAATCAGTTAAATCACCAAGAGAGAGACCTAGAGCACTGGCACCCAGACCGGCAGCTATTCCCAAAGGATTAGCACCCAGCGCCAAACCACCTACTGCCTTGGCTACATCGGCCAAACCTAGGTTGCCTAGATCAAAAGATAGACCCAAGTCCCCTAACTGTGGTCTTCCTGCCGCAATCGCATTCGCTGATGTACCGTCATAGCCATGGGCAACTCCTGATTTGCCATAACCGCCGGAGCGTACTTGTCCTGCGTCGGGATTGTCGGCCGGACTTCCAGATGGAGCGTTTCCGGGTGCATTACCGACACCCACATTGGGTGACCCATCTCCTGCGTTGTCTCTGCGGGAGTCCAGACCTCTATCATCACCCAGCCCACCGCCAAGTCCGACATTGCCACCTGCCTTGTAATTGCGTTTCTGGAGCCTCATCAGTAAATTTCCCTGTTAATCATCCTATAATACCTTTTAGTTTAAGATCCTGCAATAAAGTCCCCAGTGCATTTGCAACAACAGAGACCGAGATTTGACCCGCACTTACATCATATGTTCTATTCACAGATACATTTGAAATAACATAAGGCTCCTGAGAAGCAGCCTCAATATTACTCTGATTATCCCGCAGTTCCAGATTTCTGATAAGCTGGGACCACGCCCCTTGCATCTCGGGGGTTGCACTTCTCGGTGCCCCCGGATATCTGACAAAGAATTTTCCTGATTTTCCTACATCAATAGACATCCTTAGCGTTTCCCATCCGGTACCAGATCAAGTCTGAATGTGCCGAGCCTCCATGAAGTGCCGACAGCACTTGTGGATATCCTGAGGTTTGCCTGTCTTCCCCGGAGTCTGATGTTCTGGAATCGGGTCGATGCCGAGACAACAAAGGGACCTTTGGATACTGTTGTTGCCGTGGGGTATTGTTTAGCACCCATCAGGATGTTGACCTCGGGGTCGTTGTTGATTCCACCGGGGTCGGTGAGTTCAAAGTCCGGGATAAATTTATCGGCAAACAAGAGATCGTCACCGTCCCCGAGATCGAAGTCACCACTCTGAATAAAGGATTCGTATCCGATTAACTGGTTATCTCCGATGACAGCACTGTAAGTGTTGGGGGGCTCGTTGTTATAAAGATAAGCAACACCAGCCGAGACACCTGTGGTAATAATATTTCCAAAGATGTCCGCCCCATAATCCCATGTTGTCCAGTAGGCATCGCCGAAGACCCAATAGTTTTCCACGGGGCTGTATGAGATATATTTATTACACTCTTGCGAATCAGCAGATGGGTATAGCCATGTAATCTCAGAAAATTCTGTGTTGATACCACAGAATACTTTTTCTTTCTGAGAGAAATTAAAGTCTGAGAAAACATATTTTCTGGCAGATGACGGGAGAACCTGTACCTGACCGTTGAAGACAAAGAAGTTGCTCTCACCCATCCAATACAAACTACCATTAAAATCTTTTGCTGCATGGGGTGAGATCGAACCACAACCGTCACCAAGAATATCCGTGGCAAAGATATAGGGCTGTCCGACGTAAACCATGCCGTACAGGGCCGAGTCTGTTAGTACAAGGACACCGCCTCTGGAATAGACACCCTGATTGATCTGTGTTCCCCTCTGGATTCGGAAATCACCTGCGGCGTTCGTGACTGTTGGCGTCCATACGTCATAGTCTTCCTGATCAGACCACCTGATCAGCATAGGATCGAAATTACCGGATACGTCATTACAACCCAAGGCAATGACGTGTCTCGATTTTTCTGAGACTATGATACTGTTGACAGACACAGGAGCAGCCGAGACAATTTGCGCCCTTACGTCAGTACCTGATGTTGCATCCCAGAGATAGATTGAGCCTCCACGGGGATTCGCCAGAAGATCCTCTCCAAAGGTGTCCATGCTCCAGTTACGCATACGTAAAGTAATATTTGATGTAGAGGCAGGAGTACCGTATGTTCCCGTGCCGTAGGTGCCAGCGCCCCAGCCGAGGCCGTTGGTATTATACCGGGACCCTGACTTTAGTAAGTATTGAAGGGTCACTGTACCAACGTTGGCAGATGTTGCAGCGGCCACGGTTGTGTATGTAAAAGAAAAATGATTAGCGTCTGATGCAGTGGTAATGGTAAACATGGAATTTAGGAAAACGTTGTTGCCGACTGTTGCAGCCATCGAGACAAATGCGACACGGTCACCCGCTACTCTGGTGTGGCCTGTCAAAGATACAAGAATAGATGAAGAACCAACGGAGGTGCTAATCTGGTTGACCAAGGATGTAGTTGAAGTAATAGGGGTAATGTCAGAGACTGAACCGCCCTCGTAAATTTGAAGTGCATTGTTTGTTCCCCATGCAATATAGTTTGTTTGATTTAGTCCTGACCAAATCTCGATGTCACGAGGAGTTCCTGTCAATTCACCAAGAACTCGTTTGTTCCAACCCCGGATATTTTCAGGGTTGCTATTACGAAACCGGATACGGTTACCGTCATACCAGCCGCCCTCGGCCTCGTATTGTGTATCATCACGAAGAAGAGTAGGGGCAAATTTAAATTTTGTTGTGATTGTGTCTGTTGACATGTTAGATTATCTCGGAAAATTTAGGAAAACTTGAGATATGATACCCCCAAGAGCAGCGGAGAATCCGGAGAGCATCATCAATGTTTTCCAGCCACCTTGTGCTTCTGAGAGAGTAAGAAGAATTTTACGGGTGTCGTTTCGGACGGCACTCAGTTCTTTCTCAAGAAGAACAATCCTAGCCTCCATATTACCCAGTTCTCTGTCTGTGAAATTAGCCATTTTTAGTCACTCTCTTTTATACCAAACCAACATACAAGAGTATAACGATTACCCGATGTAATCATGTTTACTCTGTGCATGACAGAGCCGCCTCTAAAAAGAATAAGTTCCCCCGTATGTCCTTTTATCCCTAAGCCAAGATGTGGAAATACAAGCTCACCTCCTTCATAATCTTCATTAAGATAAACTATAGCAGCAAAATGCCTGTTAGGAAATTCTCGGTGCTCACCTAGATCATCATGTACTAACATCTCATCCCCTTTGCCCCACCTTACAGTATGTGGGTTTAATATTGATAGGTCGAGACCAGTTTTTTGCTGGGCGAATTGTAATAGTCTTTCCTCAATAACTCCTTTATTTGCCTCAATGGTTGACCAGCACATCTTGTTTCTCCAAAGATCAGAAGTGTCATCAGGGTTTTCAGGAACCCAGTTTCTGATTAAATAAGAACATTCGTCTGTGTCTAAGAAAGATTCTTTAGAGTGAATATCGTTTTCTTCTAGTATCTTGAAACTATCGTTATAGTCTATAACAGGAGAACACCGGACAAACCTACGTGCTTTTTTAAAATAATCTTTTGTCCACTCATCTGCTTTGTCACGTTTGTCTGTCAATACTTCTCGTTCTTTGCGGACACTGTCCGGTTCACACATTTTATAAATCTTGGTATTTTCGATGGTTCCGGTGTCCACAGGAATAACACGGGCAACGGGGGTACCTTTTGGGATTGTGGTTTTTCCTTTGTTAATGACCCTGATTGTCAGAAACCATGGGTACGATAACCAATCAGTCTCGATGACTGCGGACATCGTTTGAATATCTGTGTTGTCTGTGTTAGGAACTGGCATAACCATGAGATTAATGTTCTCATCAGTGCGCCAGACATATCCGGGGTCTAGAGTGAATGTCCCTATTCCGAAGTGGCTCTTTGCACCGTGACCTTCTAGGACCGTGAGATTGTCTTTGTAGACACCCCCGTCCCATTCGACAGTGATTGATTCATTTAGTACCAAGTCCCATCCAAGGGTATTCGCACAAGTAAGGGGTGTGCATTTATAAGAGTGAGGGGAAAACCAATCTCTGGTTTTAGTGGCAGGGACTATATCAACTGATTTGACTGAATCAGATATCACCGGGTAAATCTTTATCATACTAGTTTTACAACGTATCTATTACCAAAACCCACAGGGTCTGATATGAGGGGGATATCTAAAAGAATTTCATATTCTGAGGGGTTTAAGGTGGTCTCAGGATTCGTACCTTCAACAAGAGACTTTGATGCGATAAGAACTTCTTTTCCCTCGTCTCGTAAAAATCTACCCAGATCCAAATTCTTTTGAGCCCACCCACCATAAAAAATACGGGACATGATATAGGTATCGTAAGACATATCAATAGTTTCTATGGAGGCCACCTCTGAAAAAAATCTTACGTCATAATTAAGTAAGACGAAATTACAAGCTGCGATCACTTGGGATTCGTCCAGACCTTCGTAGACAGCATTAACACTCCCCAGTTTGTGTGTGATGATAGTTGAGGTCCCAGTCCCACAGCCTATGTCGCATACCCTCTTATCTTGCCAGTAATTCGAGTAGTCCAGTGGGGAGGTTGACCCCCGGCCTTTTAACCAACTGTATTTAATAATTTCTCCGTTGGTCCATTCCTCATTAGGATCAGTAAAAGGAGGGGTCGGCTCCATGTCCTTATCCCAACCAATATAGGAAAAATCTCTGATAATGCTGGGAAGAATAGGTCTTCCCTGAACACACCTGATTCTATTATAGTTATTATAGAGTGCATCTAAAACAGACTCTCGATTAACGGTCTCTGTTTCAAAGTAAGAAGACACCAGTACTTTCCAATCAGGGAGAATAGTGTTCTCCATGACTACAGCTAGTTTTTCAGCGTATGATACGGGCATTACTCAAACACTCCTGTGTAATTAAGAGATTTTAATATACTCTTGTCTACGTTGTTCTTTATGATATGCGACATGTCTGGTGTCATATTATACGACATACGTGGGTCCAGAGCCATTCTTTTTCTTTCAGGGGTAAATTCAAAAGAACCAGAAACTTTTATAGGTAAGCCGTCTGGATCTATTCTGGTATCAAGATTCTTCAGTGTTGTGACGGGGTCACTGATAAGATCCCGGTATTTTACAAATTTAATAACTGAGGAAAAAGGATCTGATAACCAGAAGTGGAAAAATCTGTTGTAGAGATCACAGATGTTTTCCAAACTGTATGTCTTATACTCTTCGACAATATCGGGTGTATCCCTGAGTGTCCGGCTTGTGGCGCATCTGATCTTGGTGTGTCCTTTTTCGTAATGGACTCTGTAGTGATCACCAAGTTCCCATGATTGAGAGATGATGCTGTCGATCCATTTGTACGGGGACTTATGAATAATTACCCTGTCCATGGATTTAATCTTGTCTGGGATGTCTGTCCTGACAAACTCGTGCTTGTACTCGGTATGCGTATTATCAGGATCAAGAATGGTTTGAAGATATGTGGTACCTGATCTATAAAGACCACAGACTAGGGTAGACCTTTCCATTGAATATCCCGAATGTCCTCTGTTCTGCACCACTGTGAAATCCCTACAAATCCATCTACTATATATCCACCACCAGATTTTAGTAACAGGCCATGGATAATTTCTTCGGGGTCTTGTTCAGAATCCCATGTTGCCTCGGTCTTTTCCCAGCCATCGATGGTGGCGAATTCGTACTGTTTCCCGTATAAGAGAGGCATCGTTGCTTTACCAATGTGTTCGTAGTCATAGGGGCTTTCACCGGGGAAGTTTTCCTCGGAAGATTCGGCATAGCCACGGTCTTCCAATAGCCACCAGTTATAATTATAGACACCCCAGCGTTCAACCCCGTTGTCGTCTCTGATCCACATGTCATGGTCATCACTGAAGCGTAAGGGTTTACTCTGTCTTTTACGATGTAGGCTCATCATCCGTCGTCCTTTGGATACAGGGACAGGTTTGTTCTCCAGAACCTCAACAGGTTTGCCAGACATCGAGATTACGTAATCTCCGACTTCGACTTCGTTGATCTGTTTCCATGAAAGATCACCCATCAATATTAGAGTATCGCTGGCAAAACAGGTCATTGCTGGTGGCGGGGGTGGAGGTGGAGGAGGTGGCGGGGGTGGTGGTGGTGGCGGTGGAGTTAGTAGTCCGCCTACTAGAATAATATCAGGCATGGGTTATGTCTTAATGATATAATTGAGAATAATTGTTGGCTGTACGTTGTTATGCGCCTCGTCATTAGCCCCTACTAGTGGAATATATGCCGGATTTTGTGCAAGACCGGATGATGATACACCGCCCTGACCACCGTTGCTGGTTTGTCTCTGGTAAGTGGCTGCTGTTGGTAATTCCCCGGGTGTTAGTGTATGGGTCTCAGCGCCGCCAGATGCACCAAGGGTATCGCCATTAACACCACCAGATTGACCTGTGAGACGATCAGCAGAAGTACCACCCATGTCATCCTGACCAGCAACAAGGCGACCTCTAAGATCGGGGACGTTGAATGTTGTTGCCCCGTCACCAACACCATACGTGGTCCCGATGGCTGCAAACAGGGTTGCATAGGTTGATCTGCTGATTGCCTGACCATAAGAAAGGAGCCAGCCAGAAGGGGCCGTTGATCCTGCATAAGGCATAACAGAACCCGCTGGAACGGAAGGAGTAAAGCTTAGGTTTCCGCTGCCGTCTGTTTGAAGGACATCTCCAGATGAACCATCTGCGGCAGGGAGCGAAAAGGTAACATTGGCTGAAACAGAGGTTGGTGCCTGTAGGGCGATGTAGTTTGAACTATCAGCATCAGCAAATCTTACATCACTCTGGGCGTTCATGGTGATATTGCTGGAGAATGTTGAAGAACCAGATACAGCAATGCCTCCTCCAATGGAGACAGTTCCCGAAATTGCCACAGGAACTTTAATGTCAATCAAAGAGGTTCCCACGGATACATTAACCACGTTTGATGTGGATCGGATGCCGGGTGTTTCGATGTCACGTACTGAGACGCCATCACATACAACACCGATACTCTGGCCTTGTGGGATAATTTGTCCAGAGCCCGTGGCGGTCTTCATGTTAACGGTGAAAGAACCAGATGTGGAATTACGAACATCGTAGCCTTTTGAAAGGGCAGGGATAAGGACATTGACGTTGCTGGTCAAGGTTCCCGAGATATCTAGGAATGCACTACGTGCCTGATCAGAAGCACCGTTCGACTGCGTCAGAGTAACATCAACAGATGATACGGTGATCGTGGTGTAGGCTGCGATAGAATCATCGACAAGATCAATGACGTTATCGTTAAGGACAGTGCCCCATGTGTTTTCGTTTTGACCGGGGATCTGTTTTTCTAGTCTGATTCTGGATGTGTATGATGACATGGTGTTAGTTACTTCCTGTTAAAGTGTTAGGGCCACCGGCTGGACTTGCTGGCATGGCCATGCTGTCCCTACGGGATCTACGTGCCTCGTTGTTCAGACCCTCAAGTTCTCGTTGATAAAAACTTTCCCACATGGTTGCGGCGGTTGGGTTCTTCATGAATAAGGTTGCCTCAACCATGGAACCGTAGTATAGGGCGTTTGAGCAGTACTGTGTGAAATAGTTTGTTTCCTGTGTTGACGAAGCTAAAGCGGTTGGCTCGACCACATATGAAATTTCAACGGGATATGCTGATGCAGGAGCCGGTGCGATCAAGAGTTCGTTACCGTAGTTTGCATAATATCTGGGTTCCCCTACCGAGGTACGGTCTGGCCAGTAATCATTTAGATATTCTTTGGTCTTCATGACCAGATTAATTCGGGAGCCGTTGCTGGTGATCGTCAAGTTTTTTACAATCAATGCGTTCGGTGGCTTCTGGTAAACAGGGGTCGAGACGACAAAGTTTGTTGTGGCAAAACTTGTCAAACCTAGTAAGTCTACATCACGTGTCAGTCTATTCTCTGTACGTGAGATAAAATTAGGGATAGAGTCAACAAACTCGGAACCTGTGTTTTCCGCAGTTTCTTGAATCTGGGTTACAAGGGATGAATAAGTTGTTACAGGCATACGATGATCCTATCATATATTATTAATATGAGCCAATTAGCTCTTGCAGCACTAGGCAGCTATAGATTCCCATGTAGTAGATACGTCAGAAGTCAGGGTCCATGTGGTTGATGTCTGGGAAACCGTGGTCCAGCTAGTGGTTACATCAGGTACAGGGAACCAGAAGAAAATCTTACCAACTTCAAATGTGCCTGTAACTCCGGTAACGGGGATATCTGCGTTAATACTAAACCCGGCGGTGCCAACTTCAAATGTACCTGCGACCCCTGATACATTATGGACATGATCAATCGAAGGTGTGACAGTGCCTACTGAGAATGTGCCCGTGATCCCGGTGACAGAGATATTTGAGTCTGTGGTAAAACTGGGTGTGCCTAGTTCAAATGTGGCAGAGGCACCTGATACATTGAGTTTTATTTCTGCGCCAGCAACAACAGAACCTAGTTGAAAGGTTGCTGATACACCGGTGACCGGAACCGCTACATCAATCGTTCTGATCGAAGATGAGAAAGGTATCTGGGAAAAGGGGGCGGTGGAAAAAGTCATGGTGGGATCTTACGCCCCACTAAAATTATTACGGGTACACTTTAGGGTGAATGAGAAGTTTCTGTCTGTTGCCGCAACCCCGGTTAGTTTGAATGCGAGAGCGTTACCCACGGAAACTATGTTGTTGCCTGTGGCTGTTGTAATTGCTTGTGTTGTACCGACTGCCAAGGCATTCAGACCTGTGACAGTGGTCTCTGTACCGGCGGCGCTGGTTGCAATAACAACAGAGGCCACGATTGCCCCGGCTGACAGTTTTCTTGAAAACGTATTTACTGTGAAAGTAAAGGGGGAATCGAGCACAAGAAATACTGGTGTGAATCCCGAATCAAGTTCGTCCCCGTATTGACCAGAGATTGCAAAAACTACATCTGTGTCAATTGAGGTGGCAACAATGTTTGTGGCAGAGAGAGCCACGGTATGGATATTTGTGGTTGCAGTAATGGTTGCAGCAATAATGTTCGTGGCCGACAGGTCTGGGGTATGAATGTTCGACGTTGCCGTTATTGTTGCTGCAATAAAGTTTGTCACAGAGAGTAACGGCGTATGGATTGAGGTCGCTGTCACGCTACCTGCGGTGATGTTAGTCGCAGAGAGGGCGGGGGTATGTATCTTTGTTGTGGCCGTGATTGTTGCCGCTAGGATATTTGTGGCGCTCAAAGCCGGAGTGTGAATGTTAGATGTGGCAGTGATCGTCGCAGCATTAAAGTTCGTCACAGATAAGGCTGGTGTGTGGATCGAGGTAGCTGTAACCGTACCTGCTACGATGTTTGTTGCTGATAATGCTGCTGTATGAATCTTTGTTGATGCAAAGATATTAGTTGCTGAGACGTTTGTGACCGAGATCGCAGGAGTGTGGATCTTGGACGTTGCTGTGATTGTCGCAGCATTAAAGTTCGTCACAGATAGGGATGGCGTATGAATCGAGGTAGCTGTAACCGTACCTGCGATGATATTAGTTGCAGAGAGGACTGGGGTATGGATCTTTGTAGACGCAAAGATATTTGTGGCTGAGACGTTTGTGACCGAGATCGCAGGGGTATGGATCTTGGACGTTGCTGTGATTGTCGCAGCGATGAAGTCCGTCACGGAGAGTGACGGGGTATGGATCGATGTGGCTGTGACAGTACCTGCGATGATATTAGTCGCAGAGAGGACTGGGGTATGGATCTTTGTAGACGCAAAGATATTTGTGGCTGAGACATTTGTGACCGAGATTGCAGGAGTATGAATCTTGGACGTTGCAGTTACCGTGGCACCGGTGATATTTGTTGCTGAGACAGTCCCAGCAATACCAAGGTTACCAGAGGCATCTAGGTAGACAGATTTTCCGGCGGGATATCCACAGAAGACAACCTTGGTCCCTGCTGCCAGATTGACCACAGACCCACTGTTCGAGGAAGCCAAGATAGTGTCACGTGAGAGTACGGTGCCTGATGCGGTATAGGTACCGAGGCCCACTTCCCAGTCACCAGAGCCACTGTCTGAGATTACATAGTATGTGGTATTGGCATTACCAATTGCAGAAAAAGTATCAAAGCCCGTATACGAACCACTGAGCGTAACAGAGCCCGTTCCTGTGGTTGTCGTATCTTGCTTTACTCTGTCTTTGACAACGAGAGCCATGCTTGCCAGACTCCCTTTTTATACTAGTCGGATAATGGCTGTGGCAGCAGCAGCGGCTGGGAATTGGATTGTGAAGGTGCCATTTTCTACAGACTTGTTACCACCGAAATCTAGGACTGCAACTGTTGAATTTGACTTGGACGAGTTATAGATCAGGCCGCCTCGGGCAGTGAAGGTTGCAGTGGTCCATGCCGTATTGCTTACATCAACAATTCCTACAGATCCATCTACTGTAACATCAACAATGGTTAAGATGTTTCCGCCTGCTGTGTAACCAATACCACTGACTTCTGCTGAAGTACTGTAGGTTGCGGTGCCAGAGCTTAAAGAAGCAGTGTCTGTGAATAAAGCGAGCTTGAAAGTATCGGCGTCAAAATCCTGATCGCCCAATAGAACCTGTTTCTTGAAAGAGATGCTCATTCCCTGTGAGATAGCCATGATTAGTTTTAACTCCCGATGGTTACAGTACCACACTGCACTGAGCCCGTGATTCTGCTTAATGATACCACTATGTTAAGATTTGAGACAAACGTTGTCATTGATGGATTCCATACAAGTGGGTTAACAGAAACAGGTGTCTCAGTCCGGGCATCCCTGAGAATACGGGTTGGTCCAATACGTGGTGCTTGGTTTTGTGGATGGTTCTTGAGATCAAAAGCGCCATCGCTTTCTGAGAAGTGGACAACCATTCCAGTGCCCTGCTCCTTTACCCGCTGATCATAGGGGAACCTGAAACCGGATCTGTCGCTGATGAACCATGGGGATTTTCTGCTAGATACCATTAGACCACGACCCTGAAACGTGGGATGGCCCTGAATGGGGCACGTTGTCTGTCCTCTTGCATGGCGTTCTGCAGGGCTTCTTCATAAACTTGCTTTAAGAAAGCAACCCTGTCACCGGGTACACCGGGGCGCTTGATCGACATATAGTAGGCCAAGGCGTAAATAAGACACGGGAGAAAACGGAAAGGCACGTCGGCGGTGTCCACGGACTTTGTGAAGTCTTCGTATCTGCTGACGTTCCAGTATCTGAAAACGTCCGTGGAATTTTCCGGGACAGGCCATAGATAGACCTCGATGTTGTCACGCTTTCTATGGACAGCGTACTGGGTTGGTCTTCCTTGTGTGCTCTTGTTTGGAAGCTCTTGGTAGTTGTCCATGGAAATTCTGGTTAGTTCGATGTCCGTGCCGGAGCGTCTGATCGAGGCTTCGGTGATGTCGATGATGTTCTGATCAAGATCGTAGCTCGTCTGGCCTTCAACGGTGGTCGTGGTTCCGAGCCCGGTCTTCCATAGGAGGATGCCACGGTTCTGCCAGTCCGTGAGAATCAGGTTTAGACTGCGTCGGGCTGATCTGGGCTCTTTACCGAGATCTGATTCGCCACCGATCATGTCCAAGGCTTCATCGATAATCTCATCGATGTCCATGTTGAATGTGGTAGTTCCTGATGTTGTCATGATGGTATTATGCCTTTCTAAATCTAGCTGTTTTTTCTGCTATACGTCTTGGTTGTTTGACCACTTGTTTTCCTGCTTTTGTTCCCTTTCGCTTTGCCCGAGTGGTTGCAGCATACTCAGAGGAACTAAGAGACTTAATAGCTTTCTCGGGGAGATATCTTTCCCCGGTTGCGTCTGCACCTTGTGTCGAAGGCTTACCAGATTTTGTTCGCCAGTTCTGTTTCGTCCAGTTCTTTAAACTCCTTTGAGATTTTTTAAGAGGCATTACTTGTAGCCCCCGCCTTCCTTTTTATATTGTCGGGCCAGCATCTGAGCTTTTCTTGCGGACCACTGTCCTGAACGTCCGCCCTTGTTACCGGCTTTTATTCTTTCAAAAATTTTCTTACGCATTCCCGGTTTTGTATAGTTGCCTGCCTCGTTCACACGAGAGACAGGACCGCCTTTTTTATAAGAGGGCTTCTTCCTCTTTCCAGAGACTAGCTGCTTTGATACGCTGGATCTAGATATTACTGACATGGTGGTGTTAGATAAACCTTTTGCCTAGCATTGTTTCGTCATCCTGTGGTTCCTCAATGTGGTCAATGATTGGACCACCCTTCATCCAAGAATCACATACGTTTTTTGCGAGACAACTAAAGTGAAACAGTTGACAGTAGCCAACGTCTTCTTCAGTGTCGCCGATACAATCGAGCATTGCCTTGGTCATGTTAAAGTAACCACAGTTTCCACATCGCTTATCAGAGATGTCTGTGGGTCCGTAAGAATGATCCTGAATAGCAGCTTCTTTATTGGCTTCGTTTAGGGTCTCATCTTGGGTTGCCGTGGGGCAAGAGATTTCAATTTCCTGTTCTTCATACTGTTCTGGTCCGTTTTCGATAATGACTGTGATCGTAGGCATACTCATTAGCTGCATCTCCATCTTTTTCTGGCTGCACAGATTCTTTTCTTAGGGGTTTTTGAGCAGTCAATGTTGTGCATTTTCTTCTGACCCTCAGATCTTGCGCAGTAGCTTTTTCTTCGTTTTGCCCGTGATCCACTGGGTTTCTTTTCAGTCACCGCAGTTTTAAGTTTAGACCCGGGGTTGGCACGGCGGTACTTTGCCACGCCCTTTTTTGTCAGACCCGCACCTTTGGAAGTGGGTAATTTTTCTCCACGTTTAACTGAAAGGCTGGGCATTTTTGCCATTAGCCCACCAGAATTGTTGCATTGGCTGATGTAGGCATCTCTACGTAGAGGCCATCATTAAATCGGATACCATGATCTGCCATAAAAACATCATTGCGGGAACCGCTATTGGCAAACATCTTAAAAACAATATTACCAGTTGGGCTGGCCCCTTCTCTTAAAATCAGAACTTGGGCTGAAGTCTGGCCCGAAGGGGTTACAAAGTCAATGAAACGAAGTCTGCCCCCAGCCTTTGTGACTGTCTGAGATACCGAAACAGCATAATATTTAAGGTTTGTTGACATTTTTATCCTACCAGAATTGTTGCATGAGCGGAGGTGGGCATTTCTACGTAGAGACCGCCATCAAATCGGATACCATGCTCAGCAATATAAATGTCGTTTACATCATTATTTTTTGCACCAAGAACTAGAACAATATTACCAGTGGTGCTGGCCCCTTCTCTCATAATAACCTTGGCTATATCTCCGCCTGCACCATGTCCGACAAAGTTAACACCGTGGAGGCGTCCACCGGAATTGGTCAGAGTTGTTGAAGCGGAAACAAAATAAGCCTTTACATTTGTTGACATATCTAACAATCCTTTTTTTATCGACATATGACGATGATTATGTCGATGATCTAAGCTAATTATAAATAGAAAAAGGGGGAACTCCAACTGGAATTCCCCCTAATCTTAGTGTACGAGATTTAACAAGGGTCTTTTAGACGCCCGGGTTGCCTCGCCACTGACGCCAGTCACTCCAGCCAAAGCTATAACGCTCACGGGCCTTGAAGCGAAGGTTACCGGTGTCAAAGTCTGGCTCCATCTTCGTGGCAAGAGGTGCTCGCATGAACATCTTTGTACCATTGGGACAGTCGTTCCGCAGGAACCATGCGTCTGCGTCGGTGAAACGACGGTTGACATAGTAACCATTTGGAACAAGGCCCAGATTACGAACGGCGTTGATGTCGTTCAAATCTGTGTTGGACCGACCCGGAGAAGCAAGAATTCGATCTGCATCGAACTGGCCATCCGGGGCCACATGGAGTGAGACTGGTGAAGCACCGATGAAGATACCACGATCATCCTTGATCTTATGAGTGTTGATGATTGCGGTTTCGAGGGTGCCTTCTGATAGATCAGCGGCAGTCTCTAGGTTTGACTGATTGCCATCGCCGACAGTGGGATGGGCGGCTGAGAACAGCACGACACCATCACCACCGACATAGCCAGCAGTGAAACCGTTGTTGTACACGTTAGCGGCCTTGACCTGCTTGGTCTGAGCCATTGCCCGGGCCAAGGCACGAGCCCTGACCTTTGCGAACGTGTCATAGAGATTGTCTTCCATTGCTTCTTCCGTGACGGCGAAAGCAAGGGCAACAGTCTCAGCGGTGTAGCGGGAAGTCCATGATTCCTGAGCGGTATCATAAACAACTGCTGCACCTTCAGCTTTAGTTGGGGCTGCGCCAAAGCCAGTCATAAGCACTTCTTCCTCAAATGCACGATCAGAGTTTTCCATGTCGAATAGAGGACTATGCTCTTCATCAACGGCTGCATACTCTAGACCGAAAATTGCATTCAGGCCGGGAAGGAGTTGCTTGGCGATATCCGCACGATTAATAGCCATGTTCTAAACCTCCCTTAGCTTTGTGCTGCTGAAGTGTAAGAATCGACATGCTGGACGAGACGGACTTCAACTTTTGGATTCGCATCGCCAAAGGCGTTATCGGGGACATTAGAAAGCCCGATTACCTGTAGCATTGCAGAAGCAGTAGCACGGCCAGCAACCTTTAGACCAAAGCCAGAACGGCCAGTCAGGGTTGAGCCCGCACCTAGTGTGACGGTGTAGTTAATACCCACATCAGCGAGGGTGACAGTGGCGTCAGCCTGAATGATGTAAGTGGATGCTGGATCGTCATTGACGATAGCATAGGGGGTTCCGTCAACAGACGATGTACTGGCTGGCCAATACTTGCCAAAAATTGGCTGCTTGCTAACGGGATCAACGTATTCGCAACCTTGGAAGGTTCCGAGAACGTGATCAGTAGTCGTGGTGATGACCTCAACAGTTCCTGTTGAGCCTAGCTTTACGATATCTCCTGAGAAGATGCTTGAACCGAAAGCATTGGCAATACGATAGCGGGTGGTGCCACCTGAGTTGGCACCCGAGCCTCGCATTCTAGCAGGGACTAGGCCATTTAAACCTTTATTCAAAGCCATTAAATTTCCTCCTTGATAGCTCTGAGTGGCAGTGTCTTACCCATCGAAATGAGCGGACCTGCCTGTCCTTGCCCTTGATTTGCTTGCATTAGTAATAGGAGCCCGTGAATCGTTATCCCGCATGAGGCTGTTATTAACAGCTTCATTGAGCATTCTTGTACGTTCGTGGGCTCTAAAAAGTCGGTCTTCTCTCAGATCGTGGGGCATTTTTGCAAGGGCTACATCCCCACGAATAATACAACCAGAAAGGCGACCGTGATCAAGACCTTTGAAATTACGAGCCATTTCAGGGCATTCTTCTTCCGTCACAAATTCCCAACCTTCGTTAAGGCGGACACCGATGTTCTTGGTGTCCTCTTCGCCTCTGACTGAGATCCGGACCCACTTGAGGGCAAAGCCTTTGTCATCAAATGTGTTGATCACGTGCTCCGGGATGTCTAGCCAGTTGGGACGCTCTTTTGTATGTTGACGTGAATCCCTGTCTCGCTCGCTATCGGTTCTTGATTTCTTCTCTAGTACTCGTGCCATGTTGTGTCTCTCCCACGCTATCCGTTAATCAAGGTATAGTCACCGGCAGATCGCTCTGCTTTCTTCTTTTCGGCTGCATACCTTTCAAGAGTAAGGCCCCATTTCTTGGCAAGACTAACATCAGCTTGTGTGAGTCTTACCTTATTTGAGGTTGCCTGTCTGCGTGATTGACCTGCTACTACTTGGGTGTTAGTTTTTACGTCCCCACCACTAGGACGAAGTCTTGGGGGAAGCTCTGTTGACAATCTCTTGTCCAGCTCCTCGTAAAACTCGTCATCTCTTGGATCAAAGCCTTCTTCTTTCAGAGTCTGATCCATGGCCAAGGCGATGGTTGTACCAATCTTGTCCTTGCCAAACCAAGCGTTCTTCTCTGCCCATTCAACTGCACCCTCATCTAACGGCTTCTGTGGTGAGTATTGTACAGACTGCTGTTCCTTTGCAGGACCAGATGCCGTTGGCGGGTTCATTAGAATGGCGTACTCAAGCATCTTGAGTTCAGCCTGAGCTTCTGATAGATCAGACTGCGACTTTACAAGAGTGTCCTTGTCTCCGTCGTCAAAGGCCCGGGAGAAAGATGCTTTTGCCGTTTCTACACGGCGCTGGATCTCTTCCTTCTTTGAATCAATGGACTGTCTTTGATAATCAGTGATGTTCTTGTCCTTGTCGGACAAAGCGTTTTCAAGATACCTGATCTTATCCAAGGCAAGCGTGAGCTGTTCATCACGTTCTTTTCGCTGTGCCACCAGTTTTCTGATTCTTTTCTCAGCACCCTTGGTGTTGATGCCCTGTAGTTCTTCGGGCTCCTGTGATTCCTTTTCGTTGCTCTGTTCTTCTTGCACAATCTCAAGATCAACCTGAGATTCTGGGGCGGCAACAGTATCACCCTCGCTATCTTCGAATTCAATTACAGGGGGGGCTTCTTTCTTATTGTCGGGGCTGGTGTTGATGGTTGACCAACCGTCTTCGTTTTCTTCGGACATTTTTATTTTTCTCCTGTGACCTTGGGGTCACCGCTGGGGGCGAATCAATCGAATTACGCCTAGTTAGATAGATTAAACATTGGGTCAAGACTTGAAGGATCTTCTACCACCATGGTGATTTCATCATCATAGCAGATAATTAGTCTGACACCCTTGTATAAGAACTTAGCACCTGTGTGCTTACCGTAGCAAACATAGTCCCCCGGTTTACACCATGGACCTTTTTGAAACTTGTCCTTGTCATCATAGGCCAAGTCTCCCACGGAGAGAACACGGCCCACCGTTGACAGGTACTTCATGTCATCCTTGGCCTTGTCAGGGAGAATGATGCCACCCTTTGTCTTTGACCTGATCGGCACAGGGCGGATCAGGAGACGATAGCCGGGGATCTTTGGGAGTGGTTCTGGATCTGGGATAGCTGACTCTGAGATCCAGTCATCATTTAACATGGATCGGCTTAGTTCTGGTTCAAACATGGTGGTTAAAATTCTTCCTCATCATATTCGGTGAGTCTTCTCTCAATATCAGAACACTTTGAAATGGCCAACTCTAAACCGTGGATCATTCCTACCATGCGCTGATACTCTGCATAAGTTTCGCAAACACCTTTGGACAGACTCGACTGGACACCATCAATTTCCTGCCGAATCTCGGATTTTAGGTCTTCAAACAGTTTCGATTACTTTCTTCGGCTGGCCTTTGCCGTGTACGAGGAAAGATTTGCCATGGTTGGCGTCACGTTTGTGTTGTAATCACTGGAAGGATCACCACGTAAAACGGCAACATGTGATCGCACCGTCCATTCTGAAGAGGGGAGTTTAGACCAATCCTGACTCGGGGCCAGTTTACCGGGACCCTTGCTCATTTTGCCTTTCATAATACCTATTTTCCTTTTGTCGTTTTCCGCTCGACTTGGTAAAGACGACGGATCATTTTCTTGGCGTTATCAACAGAAGAAGCCTTGGCATGTTTCTTCCATTTACCGCCTACTTTCTTTTGTACCACATTTCCAACATTACGCCAAGGCATCTATGTTACTCCACCAGTAAGGTACCTAGATCTTTTGGGGGAACCTCATAATCTTTTTCCCATCTTTGCATAATATCACCGTTTGCGTTGTAGATATCGTAAAATGTTCCTGTTCGTTCCCCGTCTTCACCAAGTCTTTCTGAGATTTCAATTTTGACTGCTCGGTCTTCTAAAGGTGCAACCATATTGTATGCTAAGAGTCTTCTTTTTAACATGCCCGGTAGAAATTTTCCACCTGCCCTAAAATTTCGTGTGAACTGGAGGAGGTTATCCCTATTATAATCCTCAGTACCAATATTATCTGACTCATCTAGAAACAGGCTAACATCGTCCCAGCCCGAAGCCTCTCGGAAATTATAGATAGTATCAATCACTGCTGCTTGAGCTTCTTCATTATAAGCTTTTAAGGGTTTTCCATTATATTCTTGATCTTTAACTTCATTATAAAATTGTAAGGCAACGGCTTCCGCAAAGGCTTTCTTATCATTATTGTAGTCTGCCAAATACAGAGCATCCGGATCATCAATATCACCTTTTCTGGCACCGGAGATATCAGTTTTCTCCTCATCAATGTTGCCCTTGGCATCCAAGACAATAGTAACACTATCGATTTCAGGAACAACACCGTAAGCTAGAGTGAATTCGTTGGCTATTTTATCCCAATGATCGTAATCGCCCTCACGGCCTCCAAGACCTTCCATAAATGTAGTTATTGGGTGCGTATATAAATGTTGTGGACGGCCCCCTAGAATCTGGGATGTCGTGGGTTCTTCTACTTCTTCTGACGTAGTACTCTGAGGTGCCGTGGGCTTTACTTCTGGTAGACTCTGCATAGCCTCGAACATGCTTGCATCGGTGGGAGACAGGGGCTTTACTTCTGGCAGACTCTGCATAGCCTTGAACATGCTTGCGTCGGTGGGAGACAGGGGCTCTACTTCTGGTACTTTTAACCCTGATACATTAATATCCGGGGTTTCAGAGAACTGTGATTTCTTAGTGTTCTGAATATCTTCGTACATACTCATGTTGTTTCGATATGCTGCTGCTTCCGCCATGGCACGGGCTTCGTCGGGGTAAATATCAGAGCCGGTACCTAGCTGTTCAGGATCGTAGCTATTGATCAAGGCAATGACATCGTCAAAGGTTACCGTGCCTCCGGGTTTATACCCTTTGATTTCTGCGGCTCCGCCGTCGGCAAATCCTTTGGTCTCTTGTGATAAGTTAATGTCTCGCATCTTGCCAAGTCCTTCCAAAAGGAATTTCTGGAGCATGATGTCCTTTTTGTTCTCGGCTTCCTTGTTTCGGATTGTGTTGACACCGATGTCTTTTGCTGCGTCGATGTCCTGACCACGGCGGCGGATGTCGAGTTCCTGTTTCTTCAGGGAGAGGTCGGCCATCTCTCTGGCGTTGTCCTGATCTAAGCTCTTTTCCTTTAGCTCAAGACTTCTGGACTCTAGGGCTAGTTGCTGCTGTTCCAGACTCTGGTACTGACCGAGCTGCTGGTTAGCATTCAGGATCTGTTGAGCGGCCTCGGCCATGATCTCGGGCATGACATCTGGGTTTTGTGCGACACCGGCTTCATTCATCAGACCACTCATGGTCTCCTGATACTGCATCATCATATGATCCCTGATGGCGGCTTGTAGGATCGGACCGATGCTTTGAAGAATCTTGTTCTGGCCAAGGGTGGGGTCTTGCAAGAATGATGTGAAGACTCGGATGTATGCCTGATGATCCTGACCGGGGAAGGCAGAGATCGGGAGACCCTTTGATGCCGCCAGAATATCAGAGACAGGATCTTGTTCCTGAGGTTCCTTTTCGGCGGATAGGAAACGTGATGGTTCCCGTACACCGGCGGCTGTGAGCAAGGACCTGTGTACTTCTCGCATGTCATAGGTGCCGGGGGTTGACTGTGCTGAAATCTGGAGAAGTAGCTGGGCCTGTGCCAGACGATGAGCCTGTGAGGGAATGTTAGGGTCAGAGACCGGGATGATATCGACACGTCCGTCGAAGTCAGAACGGGTGACAGGGAGTTCACGGCCCGGAATAGGGATCATCATCTGCTCATCTGGGAGGAACTCGTAGTTTAGCCGGGCCAAAATCCGGAGTTCATCTTTCTGACTCTTGTGTAGGCGCTTGTGAATGGCCGAGAAGAGCTTTGCTGAAGCCTCGATAAGAGCCAAGGTCGTACCCACGGGTCCGTAGTTCGATGCATCAGATACCACAGCGTCCGTGGAGTCTGCGAATTTTTGACCGGCTTGCGTGATAAAGCCCAGAAGCTGGAACAGGGTCTGGGAAGGCTCCTTGTAAGGGAGTGGGACAATGGCCTTGTTCAGGTCCATACCTGTTGCTTCGACTTCCTTGAACTCGCCGGGGGCGATGGGATCATCACCGCCGACAATCCTGATGCCACGGGCCTTGAAGCCGCCGGGTAGATTGGCAAACTGGCCAGCATCTAGGAGGGAACGCATTGCCAGAGTGGCAGACATGGTCATGTTACCGAGGAAGTGAATCAGGCCGAGACCGTAGAAGCCGAAGCCGGGGACGTACTTGTAGTGAGTGAAGTACATCTTCTTCTCACGGGTTGGATCGTTTTCGTTCCAGTTGCGTCGGATGCCGAGGACCTGACCAGAGTCGTTTTCAACGGTGACAATATAAGGTGATGGGAATTCGTCATCGTCGAGTTCGAGGTACAGGTGCTGTTCTAGCAGGGTGTACTGCTTGTCGTGCTCGGCGTTGAATTCGATGCCCATGATTGAGTTGATTGTCTGGCTCATGGTCGATGGCTGGAAGTTTCCGGGCTCTGAGAGATCGATGTCACGATACATCCCGGACATGATCTGCTTCTGGAGTTCGTGGGGGGTCATGTAAATGACGTGGGTGTATCGGTCAGCCCGGCGTAGGTCCGTGGCGTTGTACGAGACATAGAACTGGTCAACGGGGACGAACTCGGAGACAGGGCGTTCCGAGGCGGGGTCATAGTAGATTTTCTTGAATGCCGAGCCTACAAGTGGGAGATGGAAGAGCATACGCTCGAATTCGTCAAAGTATTCTGGCATTACTTCGGTGAGCTGGAAGTTCATGAATGACTGGACACGTTCGGACTGGTCTTCTTTTTCAGCATTGGATTTGCCGATGATCTGGGCTTTAACAGGACCCTGTGGTGGGAAGAGTTCCTCGGAAGCCTTTGATTGGAACTTTACGGCGCTCTCGATCAGTAGGGGATGTACGGCTGTGCAGGCACCCTCGAAAGGCTCAGAGGTTGTGTTTAACTTGAGACCAAGGAGTTCGAAGCCTTTCTCGAACATGCTTTCCCATTCAGCCCGGGATTCTTTGTCTGACGTGTAAGAGTCCATGACAATGCTTCCGATTCTTTCGATCTCGGATTCATCAAGGTATTCTTCAGCGAGATTGTCCGAGAAAAAAATCTCGGGGGCTGGCTCAAAAGGAATAGCGTCTAGATCCATTTCGTCTGGGAGAATAAAATCTAGGATGTTAATGTTGTCGTTAGGGAGTGCCATGGGTGTCCTTGGGTTTCTAAGCAGCTACTGAATTCCAGTAGGTCTTACCCCGAGGTTGTCCCGGGGGTTCGTCCTCCTGATTATAGGACGAATCGAAGGGATGCTCAAGTCTCCATGATTCTCGCATGTAGTGGATTGCCATGGTCATGGCATCGACCTGATCATCGTGGGCGGCATTGGGGAATGATGCTGCTTCGAGTATCAGAGAATCGCCCCATGGTTTTTCTTTTGGAATCCAGATTCTTCCGCTTTCGACCAAGGGTGAAATTGCGTTGACCCTTGAGACCTTGTCTTTGTCAGGAGTGTACTCACGGATTGGAAGACCAGCACGTCGCAAGTCTTGGATCAGGGATTGACCGCTGGCTTTCTTTTCAATGATCATCACGTCTGGGGAGTGCTCAGAGTAAAGATCTTGGGCGATCATTCGGAGTTCGGGGTATTCGAATTTACCTACGACATTCGACAGAAGGATCAGGTTCCCTACATGGTGTTCCTGACCCGAAGAATCAACCTCGATAGACTCGAAGATTCCCCATGTCTGAATTACCGAGTTGTCCGCCGTGCTCCGGGTGGAGAATGCGGTATCCAAGGTCTGGATGATGAAGTCACACTCGGGGGGCTCAGGGTGTTCCCATTCTTGGAACCAACTTTTTTTCAGGAGACCACCCTCGGCAGGGACAGGGTTCTGCATGTACAGGGCTTCCCAATAACGTGTCCCGTTATACTTCTTGATCTCGGCTTCATCGAGCTTCAGAGATTCTGTGGTTTTCCATTCGGGGAAGTATGAGGAGCCGACAGGGAGACTGAGGATTTTTGAGGATTCTTCATCGATCCATGCAGGGATCTTAAGGACGTTCCACTCGTCCTCCTCCGAGTTTCGGAGGAGCCAGCCGCAGATGTCGTCCTCGTGATACCGGGTGTTGATGAT